CTTTTAAGAATCCTTTTAGTGTTTTCATCAAAAACCTCCATGTTTCTATTCCTCCATAATATAATATAAAAAGTGTAAAAAGTCAATACTATTTATTATAAAAAAACTTTGGAATACCACCATTTACAGACCACACTTGGTTTTTATTCTGAAAATCTGCTACTTTCTTAGCATCTTCTTCAAATTCATAGATACCTATAACTCTTTTATTTTCAAGTAGATTCCATTTAAAATCATCTTTTACCTTGACAGGTTCTACTTTATACTTTAGTTTAGAACTGGAAGTCTTTATACTTTTCTTCTGGCGTCTTTTCTTTAGAGTAGCGTTCGACATATTTTTCTCCTTCCTCATCTAATTTTTGATTAACTAATGTTTGAGCTGCTTGTTCAACATCATACAATTTCATTCTTGCTCTATCAACACCTATAACAAACTTTCTATTCATAGTAGGATCGTTATATCTGTTTTTAAGTTGCTTAACCATCATTTGACCTGCCTCTTCTAATTCTTCAGTTGAGATTAGAGCAAACATCAAGTCAGCTGTTGCAGGTAAACCAAAAGACTCGGAAGTATCTTCAAGACCTACATCTGTAGATACAAAACCTGTTCTGGTTGTTTGTGTTGCGGTTACAATAGGAAAGTTACACTCAACAGCAAGACCTCTTAATTCTTCAGCTATTGACTTGATATAGGTATATGAATTAACATTAGCACCTGGTTTAAATCTAGATGATGCACAGATATTAATATAATCAATAAACACAATATCTGGCTTGAAAGTTTTTTTCAATGCTAACTCATTTATTAAAGTTCTAAAGTGACCTGCATGAGCAGATGCTGTAGGATATTCTTTGATGATTAATTTACCAGTTGTCTTTGTAGATATTTTTGTTAATTTATCTGTGAACATTTTTCTATTCAAAGATTGTAAATCTTCCATAGATACATTCATAAGGTTTGCGTCTATTCTTTCAGCAATCCTTTCTTCAGCCATCTCCATAGTGATATACAAAACATTTTTATTCATTGATAAAATATGAGATGCGATATGACACATGAATAAAGTTTTACCGACACCTGTACCTGCAAGGGCAACATTCAAAGTTTTAGGAGGTAAGCCACCTTTAGTTATCTTATTAAAGAAGTCAATATCAAAAGGTATCTTCTCTTCTTTTGTGTGATAAAAATCAAACCTTTGGTCTATGTCTTCTAGATAATCATGACCTACTGATGTATCAAAACTTACAGCTAGTGCATCAGATAATATATCAGGTATTGCTTCAGGAGACCGTTGTTTGTCTTTACCTTCGATTATGTGAATGCCATCTAATACAGCATTGTGTATCGCACGGTCTTTACAAAATTTTTCAGTTGTATTTAACAACCACTCTAAATCTACATCTTGAGGATTAAGTGTTTTAATAATATCAACAATGCGACCATATTCAGTTTCATTTAAATCTTTTCTTTTTTGTAAATCTATTTGTAAAGTTTCTTTAGTAGGGTTCTTGTTATATTCAACAACAAACTTACGGATTTCTTCGAAGATAGTTCGTTCAGCACGGTCTTCAAAATATTCTTTTCTAATGAAAGGTATAACCTTTCTAGTATATTCTTCGTTGTAAACTAAATTACGAAGTGCTGTTCTTTCTATTCTTTCCGATTGTTCCGTCATCTATTTCCCTCTCTATATTTTCAGCTAGTATGTCACCAATAACTTGTCTAAACTCTTCACCATCAGTATCAACATTATCAGGATTTCTAGCAACATTGTAATCAAACTTTAATCGTAGTTTTTCATCTTCTTCAATAAATTTAACCTTGCCATAATAATATATGACATCTTTAAACTTACCTTCAGATATTTTAAAACCTGTAAGATTTGCTTTATTGTTTTCTACGAAATTATATTTAACTGACGCCATAAGAAAATTCTTTTTGAGCTGCCTCGTCTAGTTGTTGCATTATGTCATCGGTAAAATATTTCTCAGGATCATTGTTAATTGTTTTAGCATATTGTTTAGTGCCATCAGGTAATTCAATACGAGTTGATACTTGTTTGAATATACCATGTTTGATTGCTAAATCTAACAAGCCATAATATCTATCTAAACCTTTTTCATAACTTAGCCGTACATCGACCATAGAATTTTCTTTTGATAATCTGGATTTGTGTGTCTTACAATGAATTATATTACCCACAACCTCAGTACCATCTTTGTCTTTTTTCTTTGATAAGTAAATGATAGTTGAGGCTGCATATTTCAAACCAGAACCACCACCCATTTCTTTTTGAGGAAACATAGAACCTACAACATCATAAGTATGATTAGTTATTACGAGAGGAACTTTTGCTTTACCTAGTTTCAAAGTTAAAACTCTAAATGCTGCTTTAGTTACTTGTGCTCTAGTCATATCTCTAGTTTCTTTACCGGCTTCTGTGTCTTCTACTTCTTTTGTAGTTGACAACATACCTAAACTATCTAATACTAAAAGCAAAGGTTTTCTATCAGCTTCATCTTGCTCTAGATAACTATCTAATACTCTTAATGATTGTGTTCTAAATTCTTGAACAGTTGTAACAGGCATTACTACCATACGCTTAGTATCAATACCTCTGTTTTCAATTAAGTCTTTTGTAATCGCACTTTCACTTTCAAAATATATAACACCTGCATCAGGATTATTATCTAAAAAATGTTTGCACATTCCCAAGACAAAAAATGTTTTACCTGTTGCAGACTCACCTGCTAGTGCTGTGATTTTATTAGCAGGTATACCTCCATTAATTGTTCCAGATACAAGACCATTGAAAATATATGAACCTGTATCTATGTAGGTTGAAACATCACCTGCTTCAACACCTTCATCAACAATGGAGGCAAATTCGTTTTCTGTATCTTTAATTACTTTCTTTAGGAAGTCCGTCATCTTTATTTTCACCTTTTTCTGTTAATAGTTGCTTTTCATTTTCTACTACCTTAGTTGCAAAATCTAACTTGTCATAGACTTTACCTATGGCTGTCATTTCGGATGCTCTAAATGCACCTCTCTTTGAAGCAACATCAATTATATTTTTTAAACTAACTAAATCTGCAGGATTTAGTTTTTGTTCATCAAGTTTTTTCATTATGTCATTCATTACATTTCTTCCTATTTGTTTTCGTGTGCCCAAGCAAGAGCTTCTTCTTCGGACTTAAATCTATGTTCATTTCCATCATGATCCTCAAAGATAATTACAGATCCCCAAGGTGATTTTGATTTGAAGTAAGTTTTCCAGTCGTTACTTTTTTCAGAAGTTTTTTTCTTTGCTGGTTGTTTCTTTTTTCTTGGCATATTATTACTCCTATTATATCATATTTATATGAAGAAATCAAGGCTTGCTTTCTTCGATGTTTTCCATAAGTTTCTTTTCTTATTTTTTATATTTCTTTCTATACCCAATTCATTATATAATCTATCATTTAATTTTTGACCTGATACATCATCTTCACTCAAACATGCTTGTTGATTTTTTCTAATATGATCTATATGTTCATTGTCACTCATATTTAATTTTTCAATAAATTCTTCTTCGTTTTGTACTCTATAAAAATCATCTAGTTTTGTATTTACTCTGGGTGTAAAAATGGTGACACACCACACTTTAATAATTCTAGATATTTAGATGTTGCCCAATCTTCTTTTATAGGTATTGCTAAACTGTGTTTAGTATCAAACATTTCTTGATATAAAGTATCTCTTTTTACTGCACCTTTAAATGATCTACTACTATTCATTATTTCGTCTGGCCATTTACCATATATTGATACATCATCAAAGTGGTCGAGAAACCAGTTTTTTAAAATAGGATAACGAGGTCTACAACCATTACTAGATTTACCTTTTAATGTTTCATCATTACTTGCACAATTCAATGCCATACCTATTTTAGTTTTTCTATCTTTCCAAGTGTCATCGACTAATTCTATGTCTTCATCTAAAACCGATGTGATTTCTACATTTGCATACTCTACATTGTGAGTTGTTTCTGTCATTTCATTGGACATATATTTTAAATAATGTTTAAATGTAACAGTATCATTTATTTGGCTTAATAATTTTATTGGTTGATTTAATAAATCATAAGAACTAACCATAAGGTGTCTAGGATCATCACAAATACCAATCCACTTTACATTCAATTCGTTTAAGGTAAATGTATAAGGTGCTATGTAAGTTTTTGATCTTTCTAATACTTTTGCTACTTG